TGAAGCGTGACCGAAAGATCGCACTTCGCAAATCGGCTTCAAAAGCCGAGAGTCCCGAAAGGGCCTCATCTAATGAGTCGTCTCCTGCGTGGAGCGATTCAGAGCCCGAACCTGTTGTGGTTCCGGGCGGGGAGAAGGACTTGGCAACTGCCGAGCCCTTAGGGCTGTCGAGCCCCCCGTTCATCACGATTATCGATGATGAAGGCTGGGAGGTCGACGTTCCCATTGCTCAAGAGAGCAATGGGGCTGGGTACTCGTTTGGAGTCCCAGTTTCGTCGGCCACCGTTGCCCCATCTACGTACATCGACGAAGACGGGTGGGAGGTCGACGTGCCTGATCCTGCACGGTCGGACGCTGATATAGCGTTCCGGGCCGGCCGCGACGACGATTTGTCGTTGCAGCCTGCCAATACAGGTTCGAGCCTGGAGGAAGAGGGCATTCCGCCCGAGATCCTTCCGGAAGACATCCGCGGCTGGTTCTGGTCCGAAGTTGAGGCCAGCGCCGTAGGTGTCCCCGACCCGTCGCAGGAAATTCCTGTAGACGAGCGACCCCGTGACATCGAAGACGTCACGTGGGACTTGGGAGGATCTCTTCCTCGGGATGCAGGTGATTCGGTGATATACCCGAGCGCCGTCGGATTGACGGAACGCGGGCCATCGCTGTACCACCTGTTTGACTTGCCCGTAGAAGTGCTGGCGAATTATACCAGCTTCTCCTACTCCGATGGTGTTATCCACCCTCGGGGGCGGCCCATGCTCACTAAACGGCACCTATATAGGCACCAAATCGTGGGAGCTATGAGGCTCGCCCAACAAGCAGATACCACGTACGCGATGTTTGCGGCTTTGCCTGCAAACGACGCTAGGCGACGAAAGTATTTTGAGAACCATGAGGTCCTCACTTTCATGCGCTGTGTCGTGGACTGTGTATTCCTCGCCTGGCAAGAGATTCGCTTAAGAACTGGCGAATCACCGGGCGGGCGTGTTCCTCGAGCTATTCGAAGGTTTAAGGACTATGTAGTCCGCAAACCCTACGACGCGGCGACTGTCCTTAAACAGACGGCCACGCAAGCTCGAGGCTGGTACTTCGGAGGACGGAAGCCGGACACGCAATTTGCGCGTACGGTGCCAAGTACTAAGCGAGCGGCATTGATTTACTCATATATCGCTCGGGCACTACCGTCTCCTTCTTCTTCACAGGCTGCGCAAGGTCTTAAGGACCTTGAGGAGCGCCTGTGCGGCGGTTGCAAAGTGGCCAAGACGTTTCCGTCAGAGGCCTACCGGGCTTTCGTCCGGGAATATTTGCATACCTTCATGCCCAAGAGAATATCTCTTTGGAGCATGCCGTCCGCATCAGCCTCATTGGGCTATAAGCGGAAAGATGGAGGGCATTTGCAGGCAGTCCAAGGGTTAGTCTTCCTTGGTTATTGCCTCAATGCTTCCGTGCGGCCCCAACCTATCTTCAGGAAGGTCAGGGCGATCGCGCGGGAATTCTCGCTCACTCTTTTGAATTTCGAGGAGGACCCGAAGGAGTCCTCACTCAAAGTCCTACCGGACTTTGACTCGAAGCAGGATCTTGAGAACCTGCTAGTCCAGTCGACTAATTCAGAATTTTGGCGACAATGTCTGACCTTGGGGACAATCTTCGTGATGGAAGCGTTGCCCGCGATCCCTGTCCTGCCCATAGCGGCAGGCGAAAAGGGTCTCAAGCTCAGATATCCGACCTTAACCCACGTCGCGGCTAACCTTGTTTATCAGGTTCTGCGGCGTGCCCTCGAACAGCACATGGTCCTGGACCAGAGGTGCTCTGAGGGTCTTGGGGGTCGGCTCAAATCCGATCTCGGAACTCGGGGGCCGTGGTATTCTCAAGATGCCACGTTTGCCACCGATTTGCACACGTTTGAATTGACGCGTGCGCCGTATGAGGAGTTGCTCCTCATCTGGCCCGAGCTTCGGAAATATGAACGTTGGTTCGACAAATTGTTCGGACCGAAATCGTTCATTACGGCGTCTCGGGTGTCGATCCCTGATGGCCCTAAGATCCCGTTCATGCCAGCTTTGCCGGCATGGGCGAGCTCGAAGGGCAACGCCTCTCGTGAAATTATCGAGAGAGGCGCCAGGGGTGTATCGCACTCCAAGACGTCCCTGCTTCCAGGTAAGAGTAGGTCACGCCATCAATATGGCGTGGCCAAGCTCTCCTCCGGCGCTGCTGCTGATTGGTCATCAGCACACAAGGCCATGGCCGCATATGTCGTCGCTTATGAGAAGTGGCTGACAAAGCTGGCCTCCCTGGAACACAGGATGACTACAAATGGCGGGATGATGGGGGATGCAACTAGCTTCCCAATCATGTCCCTCCAGAGCCTTTATGCTGCCAAGCAGGCGCGACTTCCCAAGAAGAGAGGGAAGTACGTTGGTGATGACTCGGTCTTTGGCCGAGCCACACCTGAGAAGGTTGCGGCTTATGAAGCTGCATTCCTCTCGCTTGGCGGGATGCTGTCCAAGGCAAAGACGTTCATTCATCCGAGGAACGCCTTAATTACGGAGCAGCCCGTAGTGGACGGAAAGTTGATGCCATTCACATTACTCTCAATGTGGACGGCCCCCCCGGGAGGTTCAAAGGGCACTATAACGCCCTACTCCCAGGTGGCAACAATTGTTGATCACTTGTCTAGTATCCATAGCTCAAAGAAGCGAGCATTGTGGAGAAAGACGCCTTTCCGACAGTGGCACCGACACCTCGCCGCGTCCGGGCTCCCGGTAGGAGCACCTGTTGACGTCGGCGGATTGGCTCACCCGACCTTTAGGCCGGAGGCTGGTGCGGGCACCTTCCACCAGAAATGGCTTACCCATATTAGTCAGCTTAGCGTAGCCAAGCTGCTTACTGGGACAGGCCTCAACGTCCTTATGCCGACCGGAACGAATTTACTCCGGAGTGTTGGCAGAGGGGCGTTGAATGATCTGATGAAGATCGATCGAGAGAACAAAGCGATGCTCGCCAAAGCGGAGAGCATACGGTCTCGCTACGCAATACCAGATAAGACTCTGGGGCGTGCGAACCTCGCTGCGATTGCACCGATCTTCTTGCACGGCGATGAAGATGCGAATTATCTGAAGACGATTCGCCCCAACAAACTGGTCCACGGAGACCAGCTAGTTGATCATCTACTCGGACCCGTGCAATCCTGGGAATTCTATTTCCGCGAACCGTTGCCAAAAGACAACCCGCGGCCGGCTTTGACGAAAGTCATCCGGAGATTCCAGGATAGGATCAATCGAACTCGCTTGTTACAACACAAGCGGTTCAAAACTAATCCGACGCTGAGAGACCTAGACCGCAAACGCAATGTGTTTGTGGTCAAGACAGGACTCCTGCGCAATCCGTCTGTCGCTTCTCGGCGCTATGGACTTGAGCCAAATTTAGGCCCTCGTTCTAGCCGTGATGCGAAAGACAAAATCTACCTGACGCCGACCGGTGATCTCACCGGTCAGCACTCTCGCCATAGGGCATTGCTCGATGGAGAGATGGGGTAGAAAGGTCCCCTATAGTGGGTCCGAAGCCTAAG